TTACTCAGACAGCCCCCCACCGGTTTGCGCTTGTGCGCCGTCCTCACGTCAACAGATCCATAAGGAGTGTACGACTCGAGTGAACGGGGTACCAGGTGCTGTACGACGTCAGGCGTGCCACTTGAAACCTCGCGTCTGAAAGACGCGCTTTTCATAGCCGACTTAACCGACGTACGTAACATTTGCATTGCGAACCGCTCTACAGGGGAAGCGACATTGGTCAAATAGTCTACTGTTGCAGCTTCCGGACACGTAGCGAGGAACGCTCGGTCTTTCTGTTCTTCTGCTGGGTCGACATGCTTAATTACATCGACGTCCATCCTCAACCTTGACCCGGCACTTATGAACTGCGGTCCTGTACCCAAAGCTACACGCCCACTCAGAAAAGGGACCACCACACTTTCAGATAGACCCGTCATACGAACTACGCTCCTTACAAGCAATGTATGTAAATGGTAGTCACCCCCGCGATTTATGAGGGTCCTAGATGATTGGACCATGGTCTGCAGAGCCTCTAAGGGTGACAATTTCACATCCCCAACCCAGTTACCCGACACTATACTTGACACACACCTCGCGTAATAGCCAACTGCATACGTGTTCGTGATGGCGACGCGCAGGAACTCAGAAGTAACACTACCAACACTCTGTTTCGTTGGGTTCAGCCTGCATTCGGTATTACGCATACCAGACAAGACCTTACTTGCGTCGGCGTATGTTTTGCACGACATATAGACATCATCACCGACATGCATTGAAGTGCAAGACTTGTAAACCGACTCACCGATGCCCACTCGTATATACGCGCTATTTAGAATGGTGTTTAGAAACGTGGTAGCACGGTGCCCAGACATGAGCGTACCAGCTGCGGTTCCGATGTATGCACCAGCACAGTATATCCGCATCTTGTAGAATGACTCCACCAACTTCTCAGCCAGTTTACGGTCATAGCCGACATGCTCTGCAACTACCCGTATCACCATAGCTTGACTTTCTAAGGTATGTTGACTGTTGAAGTCGTCGTAGTCTAGCATAACGCTCACTTCACCATTCGACCTTGCCTCCAAGACACGCTGCGCCATACCATAGTGCCCTAACGAACCCGGGTCGAGGATCACACGCTTTCCTGCCCACACCTTTTCTATCGGGGCAAGAAAATGCTCAAAAGCAAAATAGGATAGACTATCACAGGCGAAGATGGCACGCACTTTACCGTGTTCAAGTTTTGGGCTCGCCGAAACCACGACGTCGCCATCCCAAGTGCTCACTGGCTCGTGCTCGATACTCTCAGCGAACATCCGTCTGTACCAATTGTTT